GGGGATCGTGCCGGAATCTCCACGATGAGGCAATCGCAACTTATGATCGGGTTGAGTGTTGTCACTTTCTCAACGAGGTTCGATCATGGCAATTCCGACGATTCACTCCCTCCAGCCGGCCTACGGGGTCGTGGAGCGCCTGGGCGGCAAGGCCGAGGTGGCCGAGGCGCTGGGCCTGGACAAGTCCACGCTGAGCCGCTGGTGCCAGCCCAAGCCAGCCGGCACGGGCGGGCAGATCCCGCGCAAGCACTGGGATGACCTGCTGAAGATGGCGCGCCAGCGCGGCGTGGCCGTCGACCTGAAGGAGCTGGCGGCCGTCAAGGGTTGAGCATGGTCATCGAGGCACAGACGATGACCAACAGCGACTTCCTGGCCGAGGTGCTCGGCGAGCTGGCTCCAGGCACACACGGGTGGGTATGTACTTTCCGCGCCGACCCCAATAAAGCGCCACCCGACGTGTGGTCGGGCCGGGCCTACAGCGGCAGGCCGCAGCAGGCCGCCGTACTGGATCGTGCGGATGGGGAAAACACCTACTTCAGCACCGCCATCCTGCGCGCCACCGACGACGGCGAGGTCGTGCGCAAGAAGGAAGCCTTCGTCAGGCTGGCCGTCTTGGTGCTGGACGACGTGCAGCTCGACGACGTCAAGGCGATGTCCTACGCCATCCAGACCAGCCCGGGCAAGTTCCAGGTGGGCATCCTGCTCGACCCCGAGGATCAGGACACCTACAACCGGCAGCTGGTCGACCGCACCATGTCGAGCCTGGCCGCGCGCGGGCGCACCAACGACGCCAGCGGCAACGCCTGCGTGCGCTACGTGCGCCTGCCGGTGGGCAGCAACACCAAGCCGCGGCCGGCTGGTGTGTGGCGCGTGCAGCTCGAGCTCTGGCAGCCCAACGTGCGCTGGAGCCTGGCCGACGCCTGCGACGCCGTGGGCATTGACCTGGAGGCGCTGCGCATCACCGCGACCCTGCCCAAGGCCGCAGCCACCGCGCCCGGCCAGGGCAGCAAGGCCGGCGAGATGCTGGCCTCGCTGATGCAGCCCCAGCCCCACGACAGGGCCTACCACGACAGCCTGACGCGCCTGGCCGCCAGCCTGATCGCCGGCGGCATGTTCCCGGGCGCCGCGGTCGAGCTGCTCTACAGCCTGATGGACCAGATCAGGCCCCACGACCACACAGAGCTGCAGCGCTGGCAGTCCAGGCGCGACGAGATCCCGCGCGCCGTGCGCAGCGCTGAGCAGTTCGCCCCACCCGAGCGCCAGCCGCCGCAGATCACCGTCAACCTCAACGCCCCCGCCACACCACCGACCCCAGGCGATCCCCAGCCCATGGACTGGGAGGCCCTGGCCGACCAGGAACCTCAGCCCGCCACCTGGCGCTTGGACGGCTGGCTGCCCGACAAGACCACCACCCTGCTCAGCGCCCACGGCGGCGTCGGCAAGTCCAACGTCAGCCTGCAGCTGGCCGTCGCACTGGCCCACGGCGAGGAGTTCCTGGGCATCCAGACACGACAGAGCCGCGTCCTGGTGCTTAGCGGCGAGGACGCCGCCGACACCGTCCACTTCCGCGTCGCCAACGTCTGCCGCGACATGGGCGTCGACCTGCGCAGCCTGCACAACAGGCTCCACGTCTACGACCTGACCCAGCAGGACTGCGTGCTCTGGCGCGAAGGCGGCGCCACCTCACGCATGCAATGGCTCGTCGACCAGGCCGTCAGAACCCGCGCTGACGTCATCATGGTGGACAACGCGTCAGACGTTTTCATGGCCAACGAGAACGACCGGGCCGAGGTCCGCGGCTTCCTGCGCGCCCTCAACTTGCTGGCCAGCGCCACCGGCGCAGCCATCCTGCTGCTGGCCCACGTCGACAAGGCCAGTGCGCGCGCCGGCGCCGGCCTCGACACCAACACCACCTTCAGCGGCAGCACGGCCTGGAACAACTCAGCGCGCTCGCGCTGGGCCATGGTGCGCGAGGACAACGGCAGCGTCCTGCTGCGCCACGAGAAGTGCAACTTCGGCGCGCTGCAGGAAGAGGTGAAGCTCGAGTTCGACCTTGACGCCAAGGTCTTTCGGCGCTTTGGCCACATCCCAGGCCAGGCCGCCGCACGCGCCCTCGTGGCCAGCCAGCAGCGCCTGGCCCTCCTGCGCCTGCTGGCCGAGGCAGGCAACCGCAACGCGCGCCTGTCCATGGCCCCCAAGGCCAACAACAACGCCTACCTGATGCTGCGCGACGAGCCGGCCTTCCCCCAGGTCGACCGCGCCGGTTTCTTCAGCCTGCTCATGGACCTGCAGCGCGACGGCCTGGTGCATGAGGTCGAGTACTTCAACGAGCACCGCAAGCGCCACCGCGCCGTCGAACTGACCGAGGTCGGGCGCCTGCGGGTGGCTCAAGGGTCGGGCGCGGCGGCGATGTGGAGGGGGCAGGCGCAGGGGCAATTGCAGGGGCAGGGCGATGCCTGAAACGGGGTCTGCGCTCGCATGCGCTCGCATTGCGCTCGCATCTGGTCTGCATGCAAGCGCAGCAGGGTGGGGCAGGCATGGCCCCCACCACAAAGTGGGGGGCCTGCCCCCTGCGCAAGGTGCGCTCGCATATTGCCCCCCCCGTAGGGGGGGGTGGATGCGAGTCATGCGAGCGCAAACGGTGCAACGGTCAACAGGAGGTGGTCATGGATGACTTCGAAACGGTGCCCACGGGCACGCAAAGGGAGCTGCAGGCGCTGCGCGCGCAGGTTGCTGAGCTGATGCAGGCGCAGATGCAGGCGCAGCCCGCGGTGGCCTGGCGGTTCAGGCTGCGGCAGGATCTGGCGCCGAATTCGCCTTGGCGCATCACCGACCAGGCCGAGGTCGTCCACGCCATGGCCGCACGCGGGCACTGGGAGATCCGGGCGCTGGTGGAAGTGCTGGAGGGCGCGCGATGAGCCCGGCCGAAGTCGTGGACATGATCGTCGTGGCCGTGCTGGTGGCGGTCGGGGTGTTACTGTTCTGGCCAGAGAGGTGAGAGAATCGCATCATGGAGGTTTCAGCGCAAGATGCGGTTGCGGCGTCGGTCGGGGCGGCAATCGCGAAGGCCGCGAAAAATGGGGCCAGAAAGCCGGTCGTCAGCCCGCTGAACGGCGCGGTGCTGCCGGCCGGGGGGCGCCCCAAGGGCGTCGGCAACAAGGTGACGCGCACGATCCGCGAGGCGGTCGAACTGGCCAGCCAGCCTGGCAAGTGCCACCCGCAAGGCCTGGCCGGCTGGCTCGTGGAGCGAGCGCAGGGTAGCCTGGGCGACCGGCAGATCTTCGCTGCCATGGTGAACAAGGCCATGCCGCTGCAAGTGCAGGCCAGCGTCGACGGCGGCATCAGGCTCGAGCTGGGCTGGCTTGGCGGGCGCCAAATCGGCACAGACGCGGCACAAATTCGGCAAGCAGCGCCGCAAGTGCTTGATCTGAAACCGGAAACAGACGGCACATACCGGATTGTCGATCCGCAAGCAGCTGATCCGGCGACGGCCGAAAGCCCGACGCGATCAGAGCCCGCAGGAGGCTCTGAAACGCCGGCAGGCTAGGGTGGTGCCACCAGCCTGCAGATCGCGCCTCCTGCGGCTTGCTGTGGGCCTTGGCGGGGCATCGGCGGGGCGGGTGTGCGGTGCGGTCAGCAGCCGGCGCGTTGCCCGGGCCTTCTGCCTGACCCCCACCCCCCCGTCGAGGCGGGGGCGGGGGGTGGCATCGAAGCAGGGGCCCCCCCACCTTTTTCCGTACCCCCCAAGATCATGTTGAGGGTTTCTCAATGCAACACGACATCACCCAGACGCTTCAGGAGCGCGGCAGCCGTTACGGCAAGTTCAAGGACCATGCCGCGATCACGCAGGTTCTCAAGCAGGCGATCTACCGTCACCTCGATCAGGTCAGCAAGGTCGAGTTGGCTTACGACCAGCAGGAGGCTCTGGAGATGATTTGCCACAAGATTGGCCGCATCGTCAACGGCGACCCGGATTACGCGGACAGCTGGGTTGACATTGCCGGCTACGCAAAGTTGGTCGCTGACCGGCTGGCTGGGGTGGAGCGTTGAAACTCCAGGAATACCAACCCCGCAGCGTGTTCTTGCCCTTGCACAACCGGGCCAAGCGCTGGACGGTGGTGGTGGCGCATCGCCGGTGCGGCAAGACGGTGGCGATGTGTGCGGACCTGGTGATCGGGGCGCTCGAGACGGCGCTGCCCAAGCCGCAGTTTGCCTACCTTGCCCCCCAAAGAGATCAGGCCAAGCGGGTGGCGTGGGCGTACCTGAAGGACTTGACGAAGGACTTCTGGACGAAGCAGCCCAACGAGAGCGAGCTGAAGATCACGATCGCCAACGGGCACAAGGGCGAGAGCACGATCTACGTGGCGGGCGCGGACAACTACGACGCGCTGCGGGGCATGTACTTCGACGGGGTGGTGCTGGACGAGGTGGGGCAGATCCGCCCGAGCGCCTGGTACACGGTCCTGCGCCCAGCCTTGTCAGACCGGCGCGGCTGGGCCATCTTTGCCGGCACGCCCGCGGGCAAGAACATGTTCTGGAACCTGCGGGAGGAGGCGCGGCTGAACCCGGGCACGCACCTGCTGCTCGAACTGCCTGCGAGCAAGACCAACATCATCCACCCGGACGAGCTGCGCGACGCGAAGGCGCAGATGACGCCCGAGGCGTTTGAGGTCGAGTACGAGTGCAGCTTTGACGCGGCGGTGCCTGGGGCGTACTACGCGCGGCTGGTGACGGACGCGTATGAGGCGGGCCGCGTGGGTGAGCACGTGGTGGATGGCGAGCAGGTGGTGGACCTGGTGGCTGACCTGGGGTTCACCGATTCCTGCAGCTGGTGGGGCTGGCAGACGACGCGAGATGGCTACCGGGTGGTGGACTTCTACGAGGGCGACAACCTGCCGATCCAGCACTACATCGACTGGATCAAGGCGCGGCCGTACCGGGTGGGCAAGGTGTACCTGCCGCACGATGCGCGGGCGAAGTCGCTGCAGACGGGCAAGTCGATCATCGAGCAGTTCCTGTCCAACGGCATCCGGCCTGAGCTGGTGCCTGAGATGTCGCTGCAGGACGGGATCGAGGCGGCGCGGCTGGTGCTGCCGCAGTGCTGGTTTGACGAGGGGAGCACCTACGACGGCCTGGAGCACCTGCGTGGGTACATGCGGGAGTGGGACGAGCGCACGCAGACCTACCGCAACAAGCCCAAGCATGACCAGCACAGCCACGCGGCCGACGCGTTCAGGTATCTGGCCTTGGCTGCGCGCCCGGTGGTGCGACAATCGCAAGGCGGTGCGAGCGCGGCAACGACGGTGCCGGCGCGAGGGGCCAACTATGCGTTCGCCCTGAACGACATCTGGGACTGCGGCCCGCGCCAGAGCCAGAGGGTAGGCTGATGGTGGACAACTCGGAGAAGATCACCAGCGTGGGTGACTTCGCTGCCACGCCTGGTGGCATGCAGCAGCGCTGGGGCACGGAGATCGAGGCGGCGGGCAAGGAGCTGAGGAAGTTCCACGAGGACTCGCGCCGGATCGTGCATCGCTACCTGGACAAGCGCGACGCGGTCGGCAAGGACGAGAGCCGGGTCAACCTGTTCTGGAGCACGATGAAGGTGCTCCTGAGCATGCTGTACGCCCGGCCGCCCAAGGCTGACGTGGCGCGCACGTTCCAGGACTACGACGATGACGTGGCGCGGGTGGCGTCGACGATCATGCAGCGCATTCTGAACCGCGGGTTCGACGAGAACAGCTCGTCGTGGGACGCGGCGGTGCGGCAGGGCATCGAGGACTGGCTGGTGGTGGGGCTGGGGCAGATCTGGCTGCGCTACGAGGTCAAGACCGAGGAGTTCGAAGAGCCGGCGGTGCTGGACCCGGTGACGGGTGCCGAGCTGGCGCCGCCGCAGGTGCTCGAGCGCATCGTCGAGGAGGACGCCCCGGTCGACTACATCTACTGGGAAGACTTCTTCTGGTCGCCGGCGCGCACCTGGCCCGAGGTGCGGTGGGTGGCGCGGCGCGTCTACATGACGAAGGACCAGCTGGTGGAGCGGTTTGGCGAGCAGATTGCTGCGATCGTGCCGCTGGGCGGGGGTCGGATGACGAAGGTCGACAACGACCAGAAGCCGCAGAACGACCCCTGGACGAAGGCCGAGGTGTACGAGATCTGGTGCAAGGAGAACCGCAAGGTCTACTGGTACTGCAAGGGTGCGCCGACGATCCTGGACGTCAAGGACGACCCGCTGGGGCTGGAGCACTTCTTCCCGTGCCCGCGGCCGCTGGCGGCCAACGTCACGAGCTCCAACTTCATGCCGCGCGCTGACTACGTGTTCGCGCAGGACCAGTTCACCGAGCTCGACGAGATCAACACCCGGATCACCTGGCTGACGCGCGCGGCCAAGGTGGTGGGGGTGTACGACAAGAGCGCCGAGGGCATCCAGAGGATGTTCAGCCAGGCCAGCGAGAACCAGCTGATCCCGGTGGACAACTGGGCGCTGTTCGCCGAGCGGGGCGGGATCAAGGGCCAGGTGGACTGGGTGCCGATCGACATGGTGGTCAACGCCATCGAGAGGCTGCGCCAGTACCGCCAGGACAAGGTGATGCAGATCTACGAGGTGCTGGGCGTCTCGGACGTGATGCGCGGCAGCTCGAGGGCCAGCGAGACGGCCACGGCGCAGCAGATCAAGGCGCAGTTCGGCAGCACGCGGGTGCAGCTGGCGCAGTTCTACATCGCCGAGTGGATCAGCCAGGCCTTGCGCATCAAGGCCGAGATCATCTGCCGGCACTGGCAGCCCGAGACGATCATCAGGCGCAGCAACATCGAGCGCACGCCCGACGCGGCGCTGGCCGGCCAGGCCATCGAGCTGCTGAAGACCGAGGAGATGCGCGAGTACCGCATCAACATCGAGGCCGACAGCATGGCCGCGATGGACTGGGCGGCCGAGCGCGACGCGGCGGTGCAATTCATGCAGGGCCTGGGGGCGTTCATCAGCCAGGTGGCGCCGATGGCGCAGAGCGTGCCGCAGGCCGCGCCGGTGCTGCTGAGCCTGCTGCAGTGGAGCGTGAGCAAGTTCCGCGTCTCCACGCAGATCGAGAGCGTGCTGGACCAGGCCATCACGGGCCTGAAGCAGCAGCCCCCGCAGCCGCCGGGCCCGAGCCCGCTGCAGCAGGCTGAGGTGGCCGAGAAGATGGCCGGGGCTCAGGAGCGCGGCGCCAAGGCTCGCAAGGTGGCCACCGAGGCCGCGGCGATGCAGATGCAACTGGGGATGATGCAGCCCAATCCGGCGCTGCCGCCTGCCGGCCCCCCGATGCCCCCGGTGCAGGGGCCCATGCCGATTCAGTGAGGGTGAGCGATGACGCAGACGCTACAGGGGGCCCTGCAGCAGGCCATCCGCAACGCGACGGGCAAGACGACGCAGGACTTCAACGGTGACCTGCACGACCTGTGCGGGCTGTACGGCATCCCGCAGGCGCCCATCAGCGGCCGGATCATCCCTCTGGCGCAGATCTTCGACTCGACCATCAGCTCGTCGTCGGCCGCGCTGAACTACCTGCTGCAGAACTCCCAGACGGTGGTCGGGCCCATCGCCCTCTTTTCGAACGGCGAACAAGG